GTGATGAAGACGACATGGCCTCCGATGCTGAAGACGGTGATGAAGACGACATGGCCTCCGATGCTGAAGACGGTGATGAAGACGACTCTAACGAGCCATTGGCCGTAGCTGCCTCAACCCGTGCTGAAGCTGAAGCCCTTTACCAGCAGGCTCGTGCCGGTGTTATCCACGCAAGTGCAGTTGAAGTCAACTACATGGTGTGTTCGTCCTCCGATTGCGGTGCCCACGTCATCTATGAATCCGCTGAAGCTATTGCCTGCCCGGTATGTGCTTCCGCTCTTGTAGAGCCCGAAGGTGAAACTGAAGCTGCTGCTCCGGTCGGTACGAAGACTGTAGTAGTTGACGAGCTTGCCAACATCGACGATAGTGCCGATGCTTCGCACGAAAAGCTTGATGTGTCGTACTCCTCCAGCGTTGCCGGTTCTCCCATATGGACTGCGTACTATGCGGGCAAGCCTGTTGCCGTTGCTCGTAAGAGCGAGTCTGGCCACCAGGACATCTTCGACGAAGCTACCTTCGGTAATGCAGTTCTCGCCTCTGCTCGTCACGCTGGTGTTGTCAATACCCTGCGCGAAATGGGCTTCAAGGCTATTGCAAATGACGTAAACCTCGAGCGTTACGTCGAGCAGCAGATCGAAGAGCAAGTTGCTGAGGAACGTGCCGCAATGGCATCCACCCAGAAACAGTTCCAGGATCGTTTCAAGGCGGCTCTTGCAACTGCGTCCATCGGTATGACCCGTGGCTTCTTCGTCGGTCAAACCAATCCCCTGAAAGACAACCTGTTTAACGCCCTTAGCTCTGCGGGTGTTCGCAACCCTGATGTACTGTTGTTCAATGCGTTCAAGTCTGCTGCTGACGCATATCACAACGCTCTCTTCTCCAAGGCCAGTGAGATTATGGACAAGCCGGTTGAAGTTCAAGAAGGCCTAGCAAAGGCTGTACTTGAAATGAATCACACGTCTATGAGCGCAACGAACCCTGTGGAAGATCGTTTAGTCTCCATGGGAGTTCCTGCAACTGCTGCTGCGGTTTCTCATGTCCCGGATGATAACCTTGAGTCCGTAAGCTCAAGTGATGGTGGGTTTGGCGCAAAAGCTGCGGCTGTTGTGTCCGGTCTCGGCCGTCGCATTCGTTAATTAGTTTTCGTTTTTACTTATTAAGGAGTTACACAAATGTTGCAATTGCGTGAAACCCGAGTAGTTTACACTGGTCACGAAGCTGTTGCCACCGGCGTTGTTATCAACGAAGAAGGCATTGCCCTGGCCTACGTCAAGGAAAACGGCGCTACCAAAGTTCAGCCCTGTACCGGCGTTGCTGGTGAAATCTTTGCGGGCGTTAGCTTGTCCCGTAATGCTCCCCCGGCTGCTCTTCCCATGGTCAATGAAGGCATCATCGCTGCTGACGGCACTTTCGAGATGGGCCGTGTACCCAATGCAGGTCAACTGCTGGTCAAGGTCGGCGGTACTGCGTTCACCATCGTTACCACTGCTCCTTCCGTAGAAGAAGTGAAGGTTACTGGTTCGACTCTGCAATTCCAAGTTGCTGAAGCAGGCAATCAGGTCTTCGCTCAGATGGTCTACACACCCACGGTCATCGAAGCCCGCACCATCGTTGGTAACATCCCGGCCGCAGGTATCCCCCAGACCGACACCATCGGTACTCTGAAGGATGCGACGTTCGGTACCAACTACTTCGACGCTGCTGTTGACTGGTCTGATGCACTGTACGTCAAGCTTGGCCCGAATGGCACACTGACCAAAGGTACCGCTGCCGATGGCATCCCCAATGCTATCGTCAAAAACTCGCCCAGCCCGGCCAGCCCGTTCCTGGTTGTCAGCATCCGAGTTGCCTGATCCCAGTAAACCTCACTCAATTTAGGAGTTCAATACCATGCGTAAACAAAATCCGTTTGCTGGCGCTCAGCTGGTCCTCAAAAATGGCGACCCCATTTCTGAACTGAAATTCGGCCGTTCAAGTCAGCGTGCTCTGTCAGCCAATGGCGAGTTCAATGCCAGTGACAAGCAAGACCTGGTTCGTGCTATCACTGCTCTGATGACCTCGGTCAGCTCCGGCGAGGTTGTGCCTGAGTACAAGTCCGCCGTTGCCTCTTCGGGCGAATACGCTCAGATGGTTCAGGAACGTCGTGAAGTTCTGGCTGCTGCTTATGCTGACTCCACCGGCGAGAAATGGGCCGCCCTGGGTGCTTCCATCGCTCTGCAACTGCAAGAGCAACGTAACCGCGAAGGCTTTCTGCGTCGCGTCGCCGTTGGCCAGACCCTGAAGCAAGGTGAGATCCCGCGTATCACCATGCCGTCGTGGGATGCAGTGTCCATCGTTGCAACCAGCTCTGCAAGCGTTGGTTACCAACTGGTTCGTTCCAAAGTGTTCACCCCTGGTGAATTCGAGATCCTGGCCAACCTCCGTGTTGAAAACCTGGACATCGAACAAGTCTCCGGCGACCTCCTGGACGAAGCCTACAACCAAGGCCTGGACGCCATCATGGTCGGTGAAGACCGCCTGTGGAAGAAAGCCGCCGACCTGTCGGTTGGTGTTGTCAATCCCCTGAACTACATCAGTGGCACCCTGACGACCCAAATGCTGGCAACCATTCGCCAGCAAGTCACCGACTGGAACCTGCCCGCCACCAATGCCATCATCAGTAACGACTTCTGGTCTGACGTGATCGGCAGCAACGACTTCGCAACCTTCCTTGACCCGGTCAGCAAGTATGACCTGGTCCTGAACGGTTACCTGGGTACGTTGGTTGGTATGAACCTGGTTACTGATGCGTTCCGTCAGCCCAACCAGAAGGTTCTGAACCGTGGTGAAATCTACGTCGTGGCCTCCTCGGAGAACCATTCGGCGTACACCGATCGTGGTGGTGTTCGTTCCACCCCGACCAGCGGCGCCGACCAAGGCAATACCACGAAGGGCTGGCTCATGTCTGAACTGCTCAGCTTCGTCCTGGCCAATCCCCGCTCGGTTTCCAAAGGAAAACGTGTGTAACATGTGTAAAGGCAGGATGGCATGTAAGTAACAAAAATGGGACACTTCGGTGTCCCATTTGCTTTTGGTGCCTTCATTGTAATTTTATCGTTACACAAAACGCCTTAACTAGGAGCCTTTCATGAACAACGTATCCCGTGATCTTTTTCTTCTTTCTGCACTCGCTTTTCAGCAAGGTGATTACTCCAAGGCGGGTGAGCTGTTCTCCTCAAGCCTAAGTTCCGATGATGCCGCCGACTTCTTGGCGCAAGTTGATTCGATGGGTGAGGAAGACACTATGATGGAAGCAAACTCCTCCGATAAGAACAAGCTAAGCGACATAGCGAAGGCTATCAGTCGGGCAATTGGCTCTCATGCTAGTACTTCAGCCGATGAAGCCGTTGACGACGCGGAAGAATCTGGTGACGAAGAAGACCTGGACGAGGACTCTGATATTGAATCCGACGACGTGGACAGTGATGCTGCAGGTGAGCGCATTATCCCTAGCGCGCTGAGTTCAGTCAGCAGTGCAATCAAGGTAAAAGCGTAAAATGTCTAAGCCTGCAACTATTCTTGACGAACTTAACGAAAGTAGTTTGTTCTTGGCTAGCCTGTATGGTGTAAGGACATTGTTCGAGCGAGAGCTAGGCATAAAGAACATGCTTATTGCCACGGACGAAATGATAAAGGCACGTATCGCCCAAAGGGTTAAGCAGAATCAGTTACCTGAATACCCTTATGCCTATCTAATACTCAACGAAGTACAGTCTGTCAAAGAGATGCAACCCAACAAGGTAGTCCGACGTTTAGGATACCGCATGGGAACAGAAGGTGCCACTAGAGCTACCTCAACCAAGGGTTACATCTTTCCGGTAAAAGCAGGTGTCGAACTGAAGTACACTGATGCCGATCCTTATAAGGTGATCAGAGTTGCCGAGGCAATGATGATTCTGGGTCAAGTAGATGGATTGAACTTTGACCTTCGGGTAGGTGACGACGACGCCATGAGGTTGTCAATTAGACTGGAAATACCTGAGAGCGTTGCTATACCAATGGCTGATACTAATCTACCAAGCGCCCCAGCTGCCTTAGAAGTATCCTTGTCATTTGTTATGTATGGCTACGCAGGGTTCTTCCGTGAGGTGTCAGCCGTTAGCTCGAATTCTCCATTAGTTGCTACTACCTTTATAAACCAAGGTCTAACCGATGACAACTAAAGCCCTACCGCTGGATAAGACGCTAGTTACTGAGTTCAAATCTGAGATAGCCGACATTCATCTTCGTCAGCGCCAACTGAAGAACTCGATAGCTGCAAAGATACCACAGTCTTCGAACTTCAGGACCGGTGACTTCAGCCTAATAACGTCACAGCAGCTTGAACTCAACACTGTCACAACTGCTATTCAAATTCATGGTTATGAACCATTCATGGTAGACCTAGTGAACGGGTTGACCTACACATCTTTTGTGTGCAATGGATTGTTCATAGCATTTGCTGCCTTCGACAGGGTCGTCGTTAGGAAGCATTTGCTAGATACAAGAATAACTTACCTTTGCGCTTAAGCATTTAACGATTTCCTAAAGGAGCTCATAATGGGAATGCCTTCACCATCAGCTGGTGTGTACGTCAACGAGATAGACTTATCCCAAGTAGTATCTGGTGCCTCTTCCTCTATTGGTGCCATCGTGGGAGAGTCGAAACGTGGTCCAGTAGACGTAGCCTACCTGGTTACAAGCACGAAACAGTTCCTCGAGTTGTTCGGCAAGCCAGACGCCCGAGTTAGCTATATGCACTATTGTGCCTTGGCATTCCTGGAACATGGCTCACGTCTGTACGTGACTCGTGTGGCTCCAGAAGCTATGTACGGTGGTTGCACGATCTTCCTCAATGCCAATCTGAACGCAGCTGAGCCTTGGGCTGCTGGTGAGTCTGATCCGTTGCTGAAGCCATTTGCTCCTTCAGACCTTATGCACTTCTACGGTGCTGACCCGGGTGGCTGGAACAAAAACGTTGAGGTGCGTGTTTACCCCAACACCAACGAGAACGATGGTACGTTCTTTGTGGACGTGTACCTAGCTACTCAGGGCCAGCCTGTAGAGCGCTTCAAAGTTCACCTTAACTTCCTGCTTGATGGGTACGGTGTCCAGCTGAACGTGCAAGAGCACATCAACAAGAGAAGTGCTCACATTCGGGTAGCTCAGAACTACGATCAAGCTGATTACTTTGCTAGCCCCAACAGGCAATTCATCAACACCGTAGCATCTGTTAAGCTTACAGGCGGGCTTGATCCCCGTAAGGCTACCACTAGTGAAATCATGCAAGCCTGGGACTTGTACCAAGACCCAGAACAATTGGACATAAACATCCTCATAAACGGTGGCTACACCATTCCGGCTATTCAGTTGAAGATGGCAGAATTGTGTGAGTCCCGTATGGACTGCCTCGCAGTTCTCGATGTTCCTTCAATGGAGCAATCACTTCAGGATGCAGTCAACTATCGGCGTAACACACTGATGCTTGACTCCTCATATGCCGCTCTTTATGCACCTGATTACCTAGTCCTCGATCAGTACAACGACATAAAGTTGTACGTTCCTCCCAGTGGTCATGTGGCAGGTGCCTACGCCCGCACTGACAGCGAGTACGAGCTGTGGTTTGCTCCTGCTGGTATGAACCGTGGTCGTCTGAACATCCTTGGATTGCGCCACGTGTACAACCAAGGTGATCGTGATGCTCTGTACGACAACCAGGTTAACGGTACTCGTGTAATTGTCGGTGCAGGCATCAAGATTTGGGGTGCTGACACACTTCAATCAATGGCAAGTGCTTTGTCCAATGTATCGGTACGTCGCCTAATGATCTTCCTTGAGAAGAGCCTTAGCGAGGCAGCACTGTACTCTGTGTTTGACCCCAACGACTACATACTGCGTGCCCAGCTTGTGGAGCTCAGCGAACGGTTCCTGCTGCCTATAAAGAACGCACGTGGTCTGTACGCCTTCGGTGTAGTGTGCGATGAATCGAACAACTTGCCTTCCACCATAGCCGCTGGTGATCTTATCCTGGACGTGTACGTGGATCCTGTTCTTCCAGCCAAGCGTATCCACTTAACTGCCATCATCAACAAGACTGGCGCTAAGTTTGTTAACCAGTAAGGACTAGTCATGGAAATATCAATCAGCAAGACACGCGTGCAGAAGGCCCGAGAAGTTCTAAGGGCTGAAGAACGTCGCAAAGCCTCAGAGGCAAAGGCTTCTGTTCGTGAAAAAGTAAAGCTTCTCAAGGAAAAGAAGAAGGACTTGCTCAAGTCCATGTCTGAAATAAACAAAGCTCAGTTCAAGCAGCAGTCTGCCCTTTCGGAGAAGTTGGCGAAAGTAACCCAGACTCGTATGGAGTTTGAGACTGAGGAGCAGAAGATGCAGGAGCAGCTAGAGAAGCTTGCTACCAAACACGCATCGGACTCAAAGAAGATGAAGCTTAAGGCTCGTCTTGATGATCTGAACTCAAAGCTGGCAGACCTTGGTGTTACTACCGATGTGCCTAAAGACGATTCAACTACTGAAGATAAGGAGTAACACATGGCCAAGCCTACCCTAGGGCAAGTTGCAGCATCAATCCTCGACCCGATGCTGTCTGATAACTTCCAGATGAACTTTGCCAGCGTTCCTACTGGTGCAAACTCCCAACCGTTGCTCATGCAGTGTCGTACTGCTAGCAAGCCCGGTTGGACCCTGACCGCCTTGCAGGTACAGTTGTTCGGCCATACACTGAACCACTCCGGCAACCTGACGTATGGTGGTGACCTCACGTTGGAGTATGTTGAGAACCGTAGTGCACAGATCTCGAAGATCCTTGAAGACTGGGGTAAACTGATTCGTGATCCGCAGACCCAGACCGGCGCGTACAAGTCTGAGTACCAGCGCGATGGTGAACTGACGATCTTCGACCAGAAGGGCAACACAGTTCGTTCCTACATCATTCATGGATGTTGGCCTTCTGCGCTGCCTGATCTGTCCTTCGATGGTCAGTCATCTGCAATCATCGCCCTGAGTACGACTTTCAAATACGACTGGTGGGAAGTACGCGGTGGCTAATCCCGCACTAACTGATATTGCAAAGCTTCAAGCTCTCCGCGACCCATTACTTTCGTTCAAATGGGTCGCGGAGTCCTTACCCACGATCAGTGGTATTCACCTTGAGCCAAGCTTCCTTGAAAGTATAGATCTTCCTTTCAACAATATCTCTATTGCTGATAGCTGGCATGGTGGGTCTGGCTTTACATACTACCCTGGCACCCATGATATTTCAAGTTTCAGCTGCACGTTCTACGAGGATAACCATGCAACTACCACCAAGTGGCTGATTGCCTGGAAAGCCTTGGTTAAGGACATGGACACGGGCTTCTACAACCTGCCCAGTGTGTTCAAGAAGAACATCAATGTAATTATGCTGGACTCGAAGAACAACTCCGTCCTTAAGGCAGAAATGACTGGACTGTGGCCTGCTGAAACAGGCAACTTTGCCCTCAACTACAGTGATTCTGGTCGAATAATCATCACCCAGACCTTCAGTTGTGACGGTCAAGTGTTAACTCCGTTAATGTAAACGAATTTTTTAATGAGGAGTTGCTGATGAACTACGATACCGAAGGAATGGCAAAGATACTTCGTGACCCTGATTGGAGCGACATTGGAAATTTGCCTTCCAATTTCTTCCCGTACTCGTTCAAAGAACTGTATATCAGGCCGTTGACTGTGCAAGAACTTCGACTCTTCTCGAAGGCTGCCGCTCTTAATGACATGTCCCATGTAGTTAAGGCAGTTGACTTATGCCTCTCTACTGAGGCTTCAAAAATCTCAATCGGTGACTTCTACTACGTCCTTATGTGGCTGAAGATTCACAGCACTCCCAAGACTCCTTACGTTGTTGAATGGCATTGCACTGAGAAAGTGTACCGGAACAAAGAGACCGGTGCACTAATCTTCAACGACGCTACTTTCAAGGTTCCTGAGGAACTTGATAAATACGAGCTTGTGGATTGTGGATGCCACAATAGCGAACTCGTGCACTTGACGGACATAGAAATCGTGCAGCTGCCTGAAGAGAACTGGGAAGGTTTGCCCGAAGGTTTTGACTTCCCACGTGCTTCGATCCTACAGGAAGTGCGAGAAGCCCTTAAGGATCCAGAGCTTACATACATAGCTGGGCCAGCGCAGTGGATAGCTCACGGTGATACACTTGCCGAGAAGATCAAGTTCCTTGAGACTCAGAAAAATCTCGACATGTTTGACACTGCTGGCAGCCTTAACGAGTTGCTGACTCATGGCATCAAGGAGACTACGACTCTCCACTGTCGAAATTGTCGAGTTACGTATCCTTTCGATATTCAACTAGAGCCTTACAATTTTTTCCGATAATTCCGGAGCAAGAGTTACTTGACATGCAGTATGAACTGGCTAGGCATAGGAACATACCGCCAGACATGAACATGCCAAGTAAAAGTCTGCTGTACTTTTACTCGAAGTACAAAAGAGATCGTGAAGAACAATCTCCCTAGTACTTAAAAGTTCGTACCTTAGGTATCCCGGAAAAACCACTGGAGTTAGTATGAGTCTTCTAGAACGTTTGCAGAAACGAAAAGACGAGCTAAAGTCTCTGAGGGACAACTCTCCAGATCGCTACGCCTCTCGCATAACCGACGCATTCAAATCAACCTTGGGTGCATTCGGTTCTGCCAAAGCAAGGCCCGAAAGAACTGACAACTCTAGCCAAAAGTTAGTAAACGAGTTGTCGCAGCAAGGTTCACAGAACGAACAGAACCAGCGAGTGAATCAGTTTCGCTCGCAACAGCAGCTAGCTCAAGGTAAGGCACAACTTGGTGCCACTACCAACCTTGACGAGTCTACCCGACTAGGAACGACTAAGATTACTGGTGCCCTCGGTGCCGTAATTATGGAGCTACGTAAGTGTTTCAAAGCCCTAGCTGAAAGCCAAGGTGGTTCGCCCTTAGATAGGTTTAACCCCTTCGACCGTAATCGGCGCAACAACGGCCCGATAGGTCCAAACCCCCCACGCAACAACGTATTAGGCAACGTAAAGACAGTTGCAGCTGTTGCTGCGGGTGGATACGCAGCGTATCAGGGCTACAGTAACGCATCCACACTGTTCGACAGCAAAACTCCTACAGCAGATAAGGTAACAGCAGGTGCACATCTACTCACCGCAGGAGCAGGTGCTGCCATTGGTGGAGTCCTAGGTGGTCCACAAGGTGTCGCATTTGGAGCTGCTGCAGGGGAAGCTCTTGCTACCGCTGGAGATGCTGTAGGTAAGTCTATTGCAGGGTCAGTTGTAGGTGACAACCTAGGTCGTGGAATAGCACTGGTAATGAGTCCCTTCAGTGAGGACGCACGGAGAAGTCTTGTTCTTGATTATCAGAATACTATCCTTCCGGCTATGTCCAATACCTTCGGCCCTGTTATAGGTGCCATTACAAGTTTCGGCAACTCTGTTAAGAGTACGCTTAGTGACTTCTGGAAAGGTACGAAAGATACAGCTGATAACTTGACTGAAGCAGGCTCACAGCTAAAAGAAGGCGTAAGATCCGCAGCCGGTACTGTGTGGGGTGGTGTTAAAGCGGCAGCTTCAAAAGTTGCACAAGGTGATGTTTCAGGTGCAGTCAGCACGTTGAAGACTGCTTCGACCAAAGGCTATACTGAGGTACTAGGTGCTGCCAAGGTATCAGCGGGTCTTGCCCGAGGCAGGTACAATGCTGAAGAGACTGCGTCCATACAGTCGTTGTCTGACAAAGGTGAAAAATTCAGAGGCGGTAAAGGCCTTACGTCAGACACAAAGAACATGATAACTGAGGTTGCCCGCAACAGCGGAGTTGACCCACGTTCAATGTTGACAATGGCTCAGATCGAGTCCGCTGGTAACGCCAACGCTGTGTCTGCAACAGGTGCAGCTGGACTGTATCAGTTCACTGGAGGTACCGCACGCCAGTACGGCATAAAGAATAGGTTCGATCCTAAAGAGAACACTGAAGCCGCAGCACGCTTAATGAAGGACAACGCCGATGCCTTGAAGAAACGGGGCATCGAAGCCACTACTGAGAACTTGTATCTTGCCCATCAACAAGGTGTAGGTGGAGCAGCTGAGATAATCAATGCTGCTTCAGGCAAGGGTCAGCTTAGTGCTAAGACTGCCGAGAACATGCGTCTTAACTTCGGCAACATGACACCGCAGCAGTACCTTGACCTTAACAAGAAGAAAGTTGCTTCTGCTGCAAACGTAGTTGACACAACCACCTACGCTAGTGCGTACAACGAGCGTACACCTTCCACTGCAACACCTTCCACGTTAGGTGTTTCCAAGAGGGACACAACTACTGGTAAAGTTACGGTGGCACTTACACCCGATACTGCTAGGGGTGAGCAAAAAGGTAGTGTGATCTCACCTAAAGCTACTACTGCTACCTCAGAGCCTGCATCTAGTCCTATTGTGTCTACGCGCACTCCAATGGGATCGACAGTCGCTCCGGCTAGAGTTGCAACTGCTTCCGTTGCACCAGTTCAGAAAGTGTCTAAGTCTACTCCCGCAGAGCTAACACCTGTGAAGGTAATTAATCAGACTGAGCCTGCACCAGAGAAACGCGCTGGTGCAACAACTGTCGTTAAATCAAGTCAACCAACTAGCGTACCTGGGTTGGACGAGATACCACCGTTCTTCCCTGATCTTGCTTTAGCTTCAATAATGATGGGACGTGTGTAATGGCTAGTCCACTATTTCTGAACGTTGGGACAGCTTCGCAGCCTACTCCTTCTAGTAAAACCTTGACTGGTGTAGTTCCACACTACCAGGTGAGCCTGGATGTACGAGGAGACGAGACTGTAGGTAGCTCTGGAAAGAAGATATTCCCTATTATCGCCAACTTGCCCGAACGTTTCAACATGGAGTTCTCGTCCCAGTGGGATGCACCCATAGCTAGAACTAGTGCTGGTGACATAGCCTCGGCAGCTACAGGTGGAGCCGTAAGTGCTGCTACTATAAACGCTGGCCTTAGTGGTTCTGGTGTGGGCAAAGCTACCAGAGCACAGTCATTCCAGGTGTGGGAATCGTCTAGTTCGATGAAATTCAATATTGAGCTTGTGTTCAGGGCATTAACAAATTCACAGACTGATGTTCGTGAAAAGCACATAGCACTATTGAAGTTGACTGCACCATCTGAAGGACCGGGAGGGATATTGTTACCTCCTGGACCGAATATCAGAGAGCAAATAATCGACGGCCCTACATCCAGGATAATCACAATGTACTTGGGCCGCTACCTCAAGTTGGAGAACGTTATTATAGACTCTGTGTCCTCTGATATTGCCTGCCTGTTCGACAAAGATGGCATACCGCAGTCAATGACCATAAGCATAGGTGTGTCAAGCTTCTACACAAGTTTCACAACGACCGACATTGACCGAATGTTCACGGTGTAATCATGACCCCAAACTTCAGCTCAAAATTCTACCGTGTCTTTAGCGTTACACCCGACGAGCATGGAATCGACCCTCTGCTCGACAAAATTGTACCGCACTTGAAGACCCTCAGTAAGTACTCAGTTCATCCTGTAACGCAAGATGAACGAGGCGCGCCTGACTTGATCTCACTACGGGAATACGGCACTGACGAACTGTGGTGGATGCTCATGGCCTACAATGGTATTGGCCACTACAAGAACATCGTCGAAGGTGTGATGCTCAAGATTCCGGACTACGCGGCACTAGTTGCAGTGAACAGCCAGAACACTATTCGTCCTGACCGAATCCAACGTGTTATAACCATCTGATATGCTTATCGTAGCAGGACGCATCTTCATTGACATTAAGATAGACCAAAAGTCTATCGACAATGCACCCAACTTGTTCAACACGTTGACCCTAAGTGAGAGTATAGCCTCTCTATTTCCTGCCGCAACTATACTGCTTAACGACTACACAGGCAAGCTTCAAAAAGAGTTAGCCCTTACAGAGGGTAACGAAGTTCTCGTTACAGTTGGTCGTTCACCCAGCGAGCTAAGTACCGTAAGTCGTCAGTACCGTTTGTTCGGTGTTAAGCAGGACATGGCCTCATTCGGTCCAGTCATGCACGTCCATTGCATATATGATGCACCTGACTTCATATCAAAAAATTCTAATGAGCACTACCTAGGTACTAGCTCCAAAGTTCTGCAGTCAGTAGCGGATAAGTGCAAGCTGTACTATTGTGGACCAGAAAAGTACAACGGTCGTTCCATGAACGACAGTCAAAACTGGTGGAACATAAACAGAAGCAGAGCTTCCTTTTCCCAGCAGAACGTAGCCCGTCACGGGTACATGGACAACTATAGCGCCATGTGTGCTGCAGTTACGTCCTTAGGTGAATTGCGTTACCGCAACCTCATGGACGTAATAGAGTCTCCTCTGGAACGAATCGAATACTTGTTTGTTCATGCCGCTCCTCAGGCTGAAGAAGACAAAAAACTGTCTGTCTACCTGGTTGACAAGGCTGAAGCTCACTCTGACGCTGGTCTAATGAACAGTTGGCAGAACTACGGCTCTACAAGAGTGGTTCATTCTCGTCATGGTGATGAATCCTTTGAGGAATCAGTAGACGTAAACACCAGTGGTAAGTACCTTGCGGTAAACGATCAAGTATCAAAGACCATAGGTAAGGCTCGTTTTGACCATAGCCTTCTAGACTGCGGCAATGTTAATGAGAAGTACGAACGAGCCTTCTACCAGAACGTAAAGCAGCTAGCACTGTTTAGCGAACGTGTTAGTGTGCTAGTAAGCTCACCTACTACGGTTCAGTTGCTTGATCCAGTTCTGTACCGTCAGAGTTTCTCAGACCCTAAAGAAACTGCAAGTGTATCAGACATCTACATAGTGGTTGGTAAGACCATACGAGTCAAGCAAGGCATCTATTATGCTGAACGACTTGAACTTGTACGCATGTCTCTTACTGAGAAAGGAGAATCTTCTTTGAAATGCGCCATCACACCCGATAAGGCAGCAGCGTCTGCTATGCCTGAATCCCAGATAGACCCAACTGTTATGACTCAGCCTGGTAAGCCTGGTACTGTTGCTACTCAGCTGGGTAAAGCTACAGACATACAAGCAGCCGCAAAGGATGTTGACACTAAATCGGCCGCTGCAAAAGTAAGTTCGTTGAAAGTAGCGAAGGCTTCAGTCAACATTCTGAGGTCAGCATTAGCCGTTGCGAAACTCGTTAAGGGTGGAATCGAAGGCATAGTAGCTAGCCCAGCTGGAGCAATTCAGACTTTAGGTGGTGCTACAGGGTCTCTTCTGGCTTACAACAAGACAGTGGGTGGATTCGGCAGTGAATACATGCAGTCAGGTGTAGCTGCAATAGAATACGCCGATGCTCAACTAAACAACAAGTCGTTCAATGAGGCCGTTAGGGTTGCGGCACTTACTAAGCCAGGTGGACTAGCCGAGAACCAAGCAGCCATTACTGGTGCAATAGGACTTAACAAGAAGCTGAGCGCAATCTTCAACTCAGGCTCTGAAGTTGTTAATTCCTCAACGTCTATTTATGCACTTCGTAACGAACCAGGTGGTACTCAGGCACTCGATGCGTTCAACGGTAGGGTTGAAGAGCTTAACAAGAACTCTACCGACATAAACAAAGGTCTGGCCGACATGTGGAACGGAAGCGTTAGCCTGTTGACAGGAAAGAGTGTACCAACCATTGCACCCGCGAAGAAAGCCTCCGAGTCTATCTACAGCTTCGTGGATGGGTCTTTGGCCCAGCCTAGCACGTATGAGGCAAAGGTGAAAAGTCCTAGTGACGTGAAGTCTGAGTTCCTTAAGGCCATTACAAAGAAGAGCGAAGACCGGTCGTCACCTTGGGCAGACGAACTTGACATGAACTTTTACAGGGTATCCGCAAAGGCCAATCCTACTGACGTAGAAGAAACGGCTGTTGCCTTGGAAAAGGACATTTCCAACTACCAAGCACAGCAAGCACTAAACTATATTTGATATGTCTACACTATTCGGTGACCAAAACCCTGGACTGTCAGCTTCTCAGCTGTACCAAGCTGTAGTTGTGGATAACAACGACCCTGAGAAGTTAGGCAAGATACGTGCGCGGGTATCGCAGATCTTTGACGGCATTGACGACGACAACCTACCATGGGCAATACCAACCTTCGGTCATGTGGATGGAGCAACCGCCGAATCAGGTATATTGTGCATACCTAAGGTCGGCAGCAAAGTGTTGCTTCATTTTCAAAACGGCTCTCCTTTCCATCCTATATACCAAGGCTACACTGTAGACACAAAGACAAAGCTCGAAGAGGCTGATACAAACTACCCTAACAGAGCTGTGGTACGTTTCAAGAACGGACTCGTAGTTGTTATCGACACCTCCACGAACGAAATTTTCCTTCGCAACACTGGGGACCTTCATGCACTCATTGAAGGTAATCTAGACCTTACCGTAATGGGGGATTTCACTACCCGTGTTGCTGGTAGCATGGAGCAGATAGTTAACCAGAACAGAGTGAGTAGAACGGGGCAAGCATCAATAGACATAGTTACGGGTGATCGTCAAGAGTTGACTGGTGGATCTGAACAGAGCTTCATTAGAGGCACCTCAGGGTACTACGTTAGTGGGAATTACACCATGGTTGCCTCGAACATCTACGAGAATCCCAATTCCGGAGCGCCTGCAGCAC